CCACTTCGTTTCTCTTCATTTCTATGAAGTCGGTCTTTGAACCGTATTCCTTTCTGTCCCAGACCCTTTCGTCTGCAAGGACACAGATGCAAGTTGTAATTCCGTTCAAATCCTCCTCCTCGAATGTAGCGTATTTCACATTATTGAGGTTGAACTTTTCCAGAATGTCCTTCAGGTCGTATGAAGAACCGCCGTCGAGTACGACAAGCGTCTTGTCGGTGGAGAGCCACTGCTCCAAGTCATCGTCACCCTTGTACTTCCTTATGTACTCGCATACTGCGTGTGCTGTCTGTATCCCCTTGTTGAGACCGTTGAGGTGTCTGAGCACTATTCCGTACATCTTGAACTCGTGCTTGTCCGGTCCGGCACTAATGAGCTCTCTGTATTTTTCTTTCAACTTTTTATATGCCGCCTCTTCGCTTTCCCCCATATTGACGACAAGATGCTGATATGCCTCGCCGTCATCGGCGAAGTACCCGCAGGTCCAGATTCTCCCGACAACAGTGTCGGTGGATGTACTCTTGTACTTGTACTCCTTGTTGTTTTCTTCAATCGTTTCGGGAAGAAATTCACCCGGCAGGCACTTGCAGAGTTTCTTGTATAGTCTGTTTTTGGCGGCAATCTCCGACTCGAGTGAACATTCCGACAGATAGACGCAGTATCCGTCCAAGTACACATAACCGGTGGTACGGGTGTCGTTTCTTTCGTAGTATACTCTCCAGTATTCCGAAAGGCGACCGTTCAATTTCTCTCTCTTTAAGGTCATTTCAACACCCTTTACATTTAATTTTTCAGGTAATGTCATATTTCTTTTTTTACAAAGATACTATTTTAATTAAAAACTTCGTATTCTCTCTTCTTTTTTTTCGTTAAGTCGGTTATTCCTCCTCTTCCGCTTTCTTTTCCTTTACAACTTCAATGCACTTCTCAAGAAAGTTAAGGTGCTGGTTATAATCGACATCTTGACGATAGTAGTTTGTAACACCCCAAGTCAGTTCAAGAATGTGAAGACCGTCGATTAGAGCAGCCGTTTCGACAACCTCTTTCATATATTCCGGTTTGAGATGCTCTTCATAAAATCCGAACTGTGAAAGGATGCAACCGGTCATACCTATTCCCTCTCTGTAACGGAAAAGACCTTGACCGTGACCATAACAGTGGCGTTTGAACGAGTATCCCTCCAAATCACGTTTTCCAAAATCCATCGAATCACATTCTTCAGAATTTACCGAATCACATTCTTCTTTGAAGACGCTTTCGAAAAATGTTTCCTCAAATTCCTCCGGAACATCACAACCGATTTTTTCACAAAGTCCGGCGAGTGTATGCGAGACCTTTTCATACTGCTTGAACTCGTCCTCGAGCCAGACATAGCACTCCTCCTTGAGTTTCGGAAGGGTTTCGTGAGTCCAGTCTATCACCTCGTATCCCTTATATGTACCGAGCTGGTTCTTTCTGTAACCGAGTGCTTCTATGTACTCGTGCGGTATTCTCCAGAAGTGTCTGTCTTTCTTCTTGGGGTTGGCGATGGAGACGATGTGGTCAAAGATTTTCTCGTGTTCCATAATGTACGTCAGAGTCAATTCCGTATCACTATAACCACTGTGGTTCAAAATGGTTTTGAGAACCTCTTTTGCAATCATGTTCTCATCTTTCATCTGGTCTTCACAACCACAACAAGTTCTCTCGGCGAGGTCAACGAGTTTGGTTGTTTCCATACCGAAGAACTTTTCGAGTACATCTATCGCCGGTGTTCTGTCAATGTTTTCTATACCACCGTAGTCGTTGTACTCTCCTCTGATTGGGACGGAGATTGGTACAAATGAATGTCCCGGTGAAAAGTTATCGAGTTCTTGACCGAATGGTTTACTGGTCGGTCTTACACCGACAATTACAACAATTCTGTCACCATAAGTTATAGGTAGGTTTGAAAAATTTCCTTTATGGTTGAAACATCCCATTTTTATTTCTTTTTAAGTGTTAAACAACGGGGCTGTCGGTTATTCCTATGTTCCCGAAGGTCTTCTTGAACTCATCGGTCCTGTCCATTTCGTCACAGTGCGTGAGTTCCACCTTGTAGTTAAGGTTTCCGGCGTCCCCCTCTATTCTTCTCTTTAATTCCTTTACATCGAGTTTTCCGTATCTGAAATCACCCTGCCCTTCGTTGTAGTTGTTGCACCCGTCTTCCGAAATATATGACGAGATTGTTTTCATCGAGGTCTCGTCTTTCAGCAGTCCGTCACCGTGTCTTGTGAGATACGGGCGTGTTACATAGTGTGCGGTCAGAGTGTATTTATCAAGACCGGATTCCTTCAGCACACACAAGGCATCGTGTACACCCGTGTTGGAAGGTGTGGTGTCGTAAGTGTCTTTCCCTCTGTCGGTTAACAGAAGTCCCTGTCCATTTTCGAAAATAATTCCGTCATACTTCACAAACTCGTCCTTCGTTCCGTATGCGGGTATCGTGTTCTGCAACATAAACGTACAGTCATCCATAAAGTTGGTGATGAGGAACGGACTGTTCCAAATCTCCTTCCATTCGTCGGGGACGGGGATTCTCCTCTCATACCACTTCTTGATGTCTTCGAGTATTACCAGTTTTCCGCTGTAAGGGAGGGAGTTGAAGTCGTCAAACGAGATGAAGTTCATCTCTTTGTTACGCAGTATCGTGTTCCATACACCCATCCGGCAGCTCCCGTGTGTACCTTTGAGCTGTTCCGTGATGGTGTTCGCAATCATATCGAATGGAACTGTCCACTTGCATCTTGTGTCCCTGAACACTTTCGGCTTGATGACAAGTGAGTTCCACTCCTTTCTGAACTCCATAGGGTTCAGGATAAAAAAGCGGGAACAGTATGTCGCCGCACCGGACAGGGTTCCGGAACCGAAATGATGGAAGGTGTGAACCGTATCATTCGTCACCACCGTGTGTCCCCTCTGGGCTCCTCCGTTGGTGAGGATGTTGAGGACTTCACCGTCTTCCTTCGAGTACTTCGCCACTATCGTGCCTTTCCCCTCGTCGCCGTAATTGGCTCCCAATACTATTCTCGCTTGTCTAATTTTTGGCATTTTTCCTTAAAATTTGCCGGATTTGTTACCAGGTGATTTCTCCGTTCTCGTTCAACTGTGAAACCGGTGCCGTCTCCGTACTTGATGAGCCGGTAGACTCGTCGATGCAACTTTCTATCGCCTTGGCAAGGTCGTTGACCGTAGATGTTTTAAGTCTGTTACCAAGAAGCTGTCCGAAAGTCTTCTCTATTCCGCTTTTGTTGTGCGAGTAGCAGTTGTAGCGGTCATCCACAGCGATATGGAAGATGTCGAACTTCTCGCTTGCCTCATTGTAGAGTTCACGGGTTTCAATATCCTTCTGCTCGCTCGAAGCGGTATAGTGGTTCAACTGGCGTACCGGAAGATAAGGGTTGAGTTCCTCGTCACCCATAGTGATGATAATTCCCTTACGACCCTGCTTGTCGAATGCGTCAAGTTTGGTTCTCTTCAATCCCATATACCAGGCCGCAGTGTAGCTTTCAAAAGAGTTTCCACCACCACCGTGTTCCATCCAGAGTTTGTCAATCGCCTCTGCAATTCTAACATCCGATTCGAACTGGGACATCTGTACCGGTGCTTCATCGTATGCAAGGTCTCCGATTCCCATTATGCAGAACTCGATGTCCTTGTGCTTCTCATAGAGGTTGCTCATTATTACACCGAGAGCCTCTGCACATTCCTTGCAGCTCTGTCCCATAGAACCGGTTACGTCGAGTGCAAGTATGACCGGTATGGTATTGGGGTGTTCGTCCGAGTTTACACACTCACGGATGGAGAATTTCTTGGGGTCAAGTTCCTCTGCAAGCTCCCTTGTTGTGAACTCCTGTACAGTAGACCTGCAAGTTGTTGCGTCATAGCTCCTACCCATAGAAGTAGAGTAGCAAGCATATGAACTTATATCAAATGAACCACCACCCATTACTTGTCCTCCTTTTTGTTTTCGAGATTCTTGCCGGTGTCTTCACACTCGTCGGTGTCTTCACACTCGTCAATGTCCATGTCCATGTCAATGTTGAAGTCGAACATTTCCTCGAAAGGATTTTCGTTCTTGTTTCCGCCCATAAACATCGACATCGCCATCATCTGTCCGAGTCCACCACCGTTGTTGCTACCGCCCATCAGGCTGGACATTACCATCATCTTCATAATGTTCTTCAGTCCCTTTCCCTTTGACAAGGAGCTACCGAACATAGAGACAATCTTGCCGTAGAAGTAGGTGCTTCCCATGAAGACGTGTCTTTCAGGAACGATTTCCTTGATTTCGGAGTTGTCGTAGTCGATGACTTTGATGCTCTCCTTGTTGACGCCGATGACACACTTCGGTTTTCCCGAAACAAGTATTATGTCACCAATCTGTACCTTTGTGGTAGGCATTACGAAGAACATCTCTGCACCAAGGTCGAAGCAGAAGTTCGAGACATTTGTCAGTCTCTTGTTCTTCAGGTTGTAGGTCTTGTAATCACCATTGCTGCACTTTACGGCAATCTCGCCGTTCATTGTGATTCTGCATTTGCCGGATTCCACTTTTCCGAACATTCCGTTGAAATTTTTTTGAATGTTTTCGAACATAATTTTTAATTTTTATTGGTTTAACTATATTAAATATAACAAATTTTTAAAGAATTACTCTTCGTCTCTTGGTGTTTCTTCGATTTCTCCGGTTTTATCCCTTTCTTTACCCTTTTCACGCTGTTCGTCGTTGATGTTGTCGAGATAGAGACTGAGAGCCTCGACCGCCTTGTCGGGTATCTGCTTAATCTTGTCGTTATCCTGCACCCATTCGAGTGTTCCTCCGACTCCGTAGATGATAAGTGCGTCATTGGTTGAAGGTATGAATACCACTCCGGCAACGACTATCGGCAGTATTATGGCAAACGGTCTGAAACCCTTTGCAACCTTCTTTGCACACTCCTGGTCGGATTCATACTCACACGCCAGTCCACAAATTCTTGCAACCACAAAGGCGAGAGTTCCGATAATTGCAAACACCATTACGACAAGAAATGTCGTGTTAATTGAATCAAGTCTTGTAATCCAGTACATTAAGTCCATTTTTATTCCTCCTGTTTAATTTGTTTTTAATAAAATTTCCTTTTTCATTATTTCTTGCATTTTTTAAGTATGTCCAGTGTTATTATACCGCCCCTTTCAAGTGACATCTCATCGAGTTTCTTGATGTCAAACTCTTCTGTTCTGAACTTGAACTGTATCCAGTTGGGTTCGGTTTCACGGTAGTCGAGCCAAGACTTCGGCTCATCCGTTTCAAGAACCATCTTCACCATACGGAGAAGTCTCTCACCGGCGGGTTTTGATGCAACGAAACCGGAGACGTCATGTGTGCTTACCCCACGGCTTGCCCAGTATTCACCTTCCTCCGGACGCTTGTCGGGTGCAACATAGTACAGACGCTCGCTGTATGAACCCTCGATGTCCGTGCAGAACGAACCTATCATTCCGAGTGTTCCGAAAGAAGTGGATGCTCCGTTGATGCAGTACATCTTCGAATCCACCGATATGAACACCGGTACTTCCGACGGGTTGATGTGGTTCGCTTCGGCGTTCTTTTTCATATTCATAAGCGCCTCTATGGCCTCTTCGAGGGAAAAAGTCCTGATTCCCTTGGCTTCATCATTGGCTTTCCACTGGTCACAGTGGTAATTTTCGAATTTTTTACTGTCTAGTATCATTTCTTTATTTCTCTTAAAACTGTTTTTGAAACTGCGTAGTAAATTCTGTCCATAGGATTTATCGCAAACATCTCGGAAACCCTTTCCGCCTCTTCCTTCGTGTCGAACACGAAGATACTCTTCCAAGTACCTCTTATCTTCCTGTCCCATACGAACCAGTCGAGTTCGTGAACCGCCGGACGGGAAACCCTTATGTCATCCGAGAATGATATAATCCATTTTCTGTCAACCTTGCATAAATTCTCCTCGGTGATTTCTACCATCTTGTCGTTGTTGTCCTTGACAGTGTATGTTGTGGTTACAGACAATCCACCTTTGCCTTCCGACACCTTGTGTTTCACATCACATATAACATATGTACACTTGTCGTTTATCAAATGGAGCATCGAACCGGTGTATCTTACCAAATCACCTTTCTTGTATTCATCGTTGAACACCGACTCGAAATACTTGGTGTTGCTCAAGTCCAGAAACGGATAGGCGGACAGAAGTTCGTCACGTTTGTAGATTTTTCCCGCTTCCACCATATTTTCTATCGGCATAATCGCCTTGACCATCGGTATGTATTTCTTCGCCATTTTATTCTCTGTTTTTAAATTCATCTATGATATTCCTTGTCATAAGGCAGTCCGCCAAATCGTCCTTGTAGAGTTCCCTTCCTATTCCCTTCTCCACACAGTCACGACAGAGCATCGTGTACTTGTTGTCCGGTACGGTTTTGCACATAGTTCTGACTACGTTGAAAAATCTCACCTCCTGTTCGTATCCTTTCGGAAGTCTGTATGCGTGTGATATTCCTCGAGGTACAAACTCCTTTATACCAAGACCTTGAAGTGCCTTCCTCCATACATCGCCCTTCAAGACCGGCGACCTCATATAGAGTTCATCCTTTCCACAGCACGAACAGGTGTAGTGATAGTGGGTGTCTATGAAGTCCGACAGACCTCTTGGACTTTTGCACGCCTCCTGTAATTTAGGAAGTTCCTCCTTTGTCAATTCGAAATACTTTGGCATAGTCTTATTTCTTAAACGGACACCAGTCCGGTATTTCACAATCCGTGTTCCTGTGCATCGAACCCCCGAGACACTTGAGACCGGACTTATTGTATTTCGAAAGCACCGGATATTCGTAGTTGTCCGCTTCCTTGTGTTTGCAATACCAGTCGAAATTGGGTTCATCGAAAGTGTCGATGCAGCTCGAAGTGTCGACTTCCTCCTTGAAGTAAGGGCAGTCGTTGCATCTGTCGATATTAAATTCCTGTGTTACTGTGATTTTCATAACCTTATGATTTTCTTCTTTCAATAATAGACCAGCAGTTATCTATAAAGTCGTCCACCGAACTGTCGTTGTAGAAGCAGTCAACCTTGAACTCATTCACAGCAGTTCTGGCGACACCGTACTTTGAATCAATGTAGTTGAATACGGACTGTCCGTATCTGATTTCCTTCCTGCGTACTTCGGCGGCGGACTTGATGTCGTTTATGAACTCCTCCTTGGTCATAAAGTTGACCATATATCTCGTGATGTTGCCCTTTGCGTTAAGAAGGTAGCAGTTCTCTTTGTAGATTTCATCCGCCTTTTTGTAATTTAATGTATATACCTCCTCAATATCTTTGAGGATTTTTTTCATCTTATTGCTCTTGTATTCGGCTTCTGTCAAATTCGGATGGATGGTAAAGTATGTCATACCACATTCGGTGAGGTTTTCACACTGAATTTCTACAAAATTCTCCTCTTCATACACTTCCGGTGTTTCAAAGTTAAATTCGTCCTCCTTTACCTCTTCCGGTGAAAGATAGTCGTAAACCAACCTCTTCATAGTGGGGTTTTCGAGACAGTCTTTGTTTAATGAGTTGAGGATTTCCCTGTCCCATCTTGACTCTTCGTTTATTCTTTTAAAGAAACCTTTTATTTTCTCGTCCATCTTTGTTCTATTTTTCACAAAGATACTATTTATTTTCGAAAAAAATATGTTTCTCCCGAAAATTTATTCAAGAGAAACATTTGTGGTGATGATATACGGTGCGTATATTATTTCACCCGCTTTAAAGTTCTTGCACTCTTTCGGTTTACTTTCCAGAAACCTTTTGTCGTGGTTGCAGTACGGATGGAAATTTATATGTGCCGAACACATACATCCGTCACAAGCGGCTTTCCCGCTATCCTTTGTATTTTCTTTCATATTCGGTTATGTTTTCAGTTGCTATTGTTATAACTTCCACTATTTCAAAATCTTCCGTGTTTTTTCCATACTTTTGCAAGTGAAGGTCAAGATGGATGCAGGCGTTCTTTGCACCGGCGACATTCTTGAAAACCTTCGCCGTTTCGAATGGACCGAATGATTCTCCCATAGTGTTGAAAGTCTGGTTTCCGGTGTAATAGTCCATACTTTCCTTACGCCGGATTACAAATCTTCCATTCTTTTTGTCCATTTGCTTCGGCAATATCTGTGTTGCAAAGGTATATACTTGATGTTCACTGTCATAGCAGAGGTCATCACTTATGAAACCTCTGCTTTCCAGCCATTTCATAAACTTCAACAAGATTTCCTTCATATTCAATGTTTTATTTTCGCCCGTATATCTTTTCTGTGCTTTAACTCCAAGTTCAAAGAAATGTTTAGCAATTTCTTTTATATCTTCAACAGTATCTTGATAATTCTTTCGTAATTAGTTTTCATAAATTATTCCTTTGTTCTTCCATATTAAAGTCTTATTGTATGCTGACATTTGATTTTTTCAAATTCCTCATCAGACACTTCTTTAATAAACACCTTTCCTATGGTACCTCCTCTGTCAATGATATTATACAACTCCTTTTTAAACATATCTTCAGATGTATATTCATTTACAAGACTAAAACATCCTACCTTCCACGGTGCTTCAATACAACCTATTAATCCACCGTCTCTGGTATTTTCTCGTTCACGAATCCATTCCTCTATACAGTAAATCAGTTTCATACCACATCTATTGATACTATATCCAATTTCTTAAACTGCTTCTCGCCGTTCTCATCGGTTTCATATTCACATATCAGTCTTGGAGCAAATTTTAATTCAGTTCCGGACTCTACACAAGACTGCAAGAATTTTCCATCTCCGGTGTCAAGAAGTTCGACATCAAACATAAGGTTTCCATCATCAAACTCTATATTTTCAATTCGATGAGATATGTGTCCGATTTGAACATAAGGTTCTGTATTGTGTTCAAAATTCAGTGTACCAAGCATATTAGACTTTTTATATTCTCTAATCGCTTCCTCCATCACAGATTCCGAACACTTTGTTTTAAGTTCATATTTTACATTTTCAAGTTTCATATTATTTGTTTTTAATTGATAAGATATCCTCGATGGAACGGCAATAACGCAAACCCGGATGTTCCATGACAAGCTGGTGCATATCGTCATACGAGTAGCCGTCTGGTGTTATCCTCACACTACGCCATCCCTCCGGCTCGTCATCGTATCCAAACGCAATCAGCACGGTATGTTCGTCATCAAGTTTTGCACTTGATTTTATTTCGCTAATAATCTCGTCAAGTTTTGCACTTGGTTTTATTTTACCGAAAATCTCATCAAGTTCTTTCATCATTATATAAAGTCTTTTTCCATCCAGTAGATTCCACTGGAATCATAATGTTATTTTTTAAATTCCCATAAATCTTTTTCATTCAACTCTATAAGTTTGCCATCAACCCACTCATCGTAAGTACCTTCAATAAGTTTCTTTTCCTGTTCGTCTGTGACGGCAACATACATACCAGAATAGATTGAACGTTTGCAAGTCTCATATTTACAGTCTTTGTTTGAACAAATGTGTTCATATTGTAATGGTGAGGTAAGGATTGCACCACCCTTCACCTTCAAAGGACTTCCACACTCTGGACAAACCAAAACAATATGCATCGGGTGTCTCGGTTCAACGGGTCTCAAATCTATGAGTGGTTTTGACCAAGGTTTGAACTCAAATCGAGCATCCCTTTCCTCTTCTGTCATCAATGTTATGAGTGATTCGTCATTGTTTTCCCAATCATCATATTTCTCCATATGATAGAGTCTGACATCATCTTCACGTCTTGTGTGAAAACCACTACAAGTCCAAATTTCACCAGTTTCTTTGTCTATATATCTTTGTCTTGCCATTTTATTTTGTTTTAGAAATTTTACTTTCTTGTTTGATTTCATCCATCCCTATTTAAAAAGTTCCCTGCATTTCTCCGTATACTCCTCGTCTATGGATACGATGTTGTATTTGTCGGAGTTGTATATCTCGTCCCTGAGTATGACCGGTGAATGGGAGATTATAATTATCTGTTTCTTATACTTGTCTATAAGTTCCGGAAGTATTTTCGAATAAAGTTCAAATACATTCAGAATATCCATAGACTTGTCCACCTCGTCGAACAGATATGTGTTTATCCCCTTGTCGTCAAACGCCATCGGGAACGAACTGTAATATTCCATCTGTGTCTCATATGCAACCCTCCACGCATCGGTCTTATTGAATTTTTCATACCTTTTGTGTGGCTTGAGAATATCACCGAAGGTTATGTTCTTGGACATCAAGTTACAGAGTTTGTTGAACTGATAGAACATATTCTGTCCACCCGACATCTTCCCCTTGCTCATAACATAGTTTATCTCCTCGAATGTGCTTTTGATTATAGAACCAGTCAAGTCTCCGAGACTTCCGAAGTTCTGTCTGTTTTCGAAATTGTGGTAGTATATCGGACTTCCGTCCCAGTCTATGACCGATGATGTTCTCGCCATCCCGACAATTCTCCGGTACAGACCTTTCATATAGTCCTTCTTGGTCGGTGTGCTAAATATCCCCGTTGTTTGAAGTTCAAACGGTCCCAGGAATTTTGAGAATCCGTCCTCACAGAAGGCGTGAGACGCTATGGAGCGTATAATCGTGGTCTTTCCCGAGGCATTCGGTCCGAATATGAGATTTACCTTGTCTGGTGAGAACTCAAACGTCCTTCCCACAAGAAGTTTAGAACATTCAACCTTGTATTCCCCCTTGACTTTCTTGAAGAATTCCAATTCGGACTCGTATCTTTCCATATCCCTTTTGTATTTCTCCTCATCAAAGACACGACAATGAGTTTTATCATCCCTTTTCTGGTAGTTAAGAGCGTTCCGGTTAGGTTTGGACGGTTTGTCCTCGTTGGAGTATTTTGCACCGATATAACCGGATTTACCATCGAATGTTATGCTTCTTATCATTATTTTCTCCTTTTGTTCTTTCTTTTTCTTCTCGCTTTCGCCGCCTTCTGTTCGGACATAGGTCTTGGTGCGTTGGGACTGCTGTAACGGGATGTTCTCGCTATCGTAAGTGAACCGATTGAAATATCGGCATTTTTCGTTACGTCATCGTAATCTTCACAGTTTTCTGCATCCATCTCCTCGTGTTCCACCTTGCACCACCACTGTCCGAGATTTATACTGTGTCCGTAGTGTGAACACTTTGAACATTTCTTTTCTTCATCCATATCCTTATGTTAAAATGATGACAATAAAAGGTCCTCTCCTGAAATCAACGATGTGAGAGCCTCCTTTTCTATCTCGTCCGTCAATACCGGCATAGGAAACGCCTTCCATGTCTTTCTTGTAGTTGTAGTCACACCGTTCCTTACATACTTTTCGGGTATCGGAAACTCTTCCTCCACCTTCTTGATAAGTCTTCCGTACTTCCAGTCTTCCCTGAACGAGTTCCAGTCCACATTGTGTTCGCTTTTGAGAAGTTCTATCTGCTCGTCGCTGTTTTTCCCCGAAAGTTTCTTCTGTGAGAGCCAAGTCTGTGCGGCCTGCTGTTTCGAATTACGGATACAGTCTATCTGCCTGTATAGAAACCAGGCGAAAACTTCGTTCTCATTAGGTACATTCCACACCTTGCAGTCGAACTGTGCCGGTTTGTGCTCCTTGATGGTCGGGATGACCTGACTTGCAGTTGAACCTATGAGTTTGTTCATAATATAGAGCTGGTTGAACTTTCCCGTTGCCAGCGAAGCTGCTATCGAAAGCAACTTGTTACTTCTCAAATTGAAGAATGAATCCGAGATGTATTCGTCCTTTATGTAGAGTGAAATTTCATCCGACTGAACATAGGCGAACTGGACGCCCGATATATTTTCACACAAGTACTTGGCGGTTTCGTTCATCATATCGACAAACTTGTCATCAAACGGTTTCTTGAACTTGTTCTTGATGAGTTTCGAAAATGAACGACCATCGAGCATCATCAATATGTGTCCGTTTGGTAACAAATTGTGTTCACCCAAATCCCTGTAATAATTGCATTTTTCTTTAAGTGTTCCAAAAATCATATCCTAATATTTTTTATTCACACATATTATTCTTCTACCTCTTCGATTTCTACCATATCGTAGTAGTCACTCCTTTTTGATATCTTCTGTTCTGCATCCTCGTAGTCGAACGCTTCAATGGACACACATACCTCTCTGTTATGCGTGTCCAAATAAGTAACTTTGAATTTTTGCATATTATTCAAGTGTTGAAAGTTTTTTCTGTTCAAGTTCATTCACCTCTTTAAGTAAACTCTGTGCCTTTTCCTTTCTTCTCTGGCACATCGTCCTAATTTCCTCACAAATGTTTTCTTCATTCATAAGTTCGTCCATCATTGAAATTTCCTTTTCAAAGTTTCCTTTCAGTCCCTTGAATGCGTCTTTAATTTCTTCTTTTGTCATATGTGTATTTTTTAAATGTTAAATGTCAGTTATATCCATTCCTTCGTAGTCCTGCCAGTCATAGTGATGACCGCAAGCAATCCTGAATCTCTCCCACTTGGTTCTGAACCAGTAAAGTCTGAACACATAGATTTTCAATATGGTCTTCAGACTGTTTGTATACCAGATTCTCCAACGCTTTCCGGATTTGGTCCACTGCCAATATGTTTCGTCGGAGTTTTCCCATCTTTCACCAACCTTTTCGTATTCTTCAAGATAACCGTTACTGAAAAGATAGTCGAGCTGCTCTTTCGTGTAACTCTTGATGTAGTTCTCCTTCGGAGCACGGAAATCAACACTCAATGCAAAACCCGTTACAACACTGGACTTTTCAAATTTTGTAAGGAAAGCATCCTTGCGTTTCATCTTTGGTTTTCTCCCCGTACTCACCTTGTTGTTGTTTCCGATGATAATGGGGGAATTGTTTCCGTAAGTTACATTATGATTCATATTAGATAGTTTTTAAGTTCTTAACCGCTTCCTTTATATCTGATACGAGTTCATCGACGGTATATTCTATCCCATCGTAGACTGTGCCGTACTTGTCATCGCAGTGGGCGTAATCCCATCCAATCCAATATCCTTTCTTGAAAATGTTATCATTTTCGATGTTCTCCGAGAATGTAAGTCCACCGTGGCACATTAACGGGATGTCATCGTAGTTCTTTCCGTAGAACTTGTTCGATTCATCGAGGCGGATGTAGCAGCACGGGTGTGTCCCCAGTGATAAAACCAGTATGTCATAACCTTCGTATTGTCCCTCTGCAAGGATTTCACGCTTAAGGATGCCACCATATACCATCTGTCCCCTTATAATTATTCCATTATTCTCTGTCATATCTCTTGTATTAAGTTTATACTTTATATGTATTTTCGGACATATTCGTCCAGTGGAGATAGAGAGCCACTTCACGCTTCCAGCTCACATTGTCCTCCTTGAGTTTTATCTCGTAGTTGGAGACCTTCTGTCCGAGTACGTTCGTGTTTAACATATCGGTTATCTTGTTTATAGTCTCACCGTTTCTTCCGATGAACAGAGACGGGTTTTCGAGGTATATGAATATCGTATTGTTTACCGCCACAATCTCCGTTATACCCACCCTTGCAAGAACATCCGTCCTATCCTTGTAGAACTTTGCAATCGTGTAGCAGGCATGCTGGAAGAGACTTCTGTCCTGTATGTTCTTGGCAATCCACCACCAGAGTGTGAATGTCATATCCTTGTCCTTGTATCTCAAAGAAACATACTCTCTCATATTTGACTTGAGGAGTTTCCTTTCTATGAATTTTTCGAGCCACTTCTTGAATATCATAATACTAATTTTTTACAAAGATACTATTTTCCCAATTCTCTTTTCACCATATCCCAAGTGAAGTAAAATTCGTATGTACTGCAAACATTGTAACGCCAGCACTGCTTGTGTCTGGACCAGATTTTGAATACCACCAGGTCGGTGTATCCATTTTCCTTGAACTCCTTGTCCGTACAGTAGTCGACTATGGTGTGTTTCTCTCTGTCACACCACATAAACTTCGTCCCAACGGGAAAATCTTTCTTGAAACTCTCCAAATCGGGATACTTTTCCAAAAAATCTTCAATCGTTATCATAAAACTCCTATTGAGATTAATAAATTTGCAAGTCTGGGGAACGGTTTCTCCGAATTCCACGAGAGGACATAACCGTCCATCTCCGGAAGTGTCCTTCCGCTTATCTTGGACACGAAAGTTGACTTGCACACGAGTTTTGACACATCTATGTCATAGTCAAGTCTCACGTAGAAAAGATACAAATCCTTACCCTTACGGTAGAAAAATCTACCAAGTTCCTTGATTTCACTCTTGAAGTCATTGATATCAAGACCGGTCTCCTCTTTCAGTTCCCTTGCACATGCCTCGAAGTAGTCTTCACCCGGTTCGACGTGTCCTTTCGGTATGTCGTAGTTACCGTCCTTGTCCGATTTCTCCGTAGGATGACACATCAGCATTCCCGAAGGGCAGCTTATTATTATTCCGGCACTAATTTCTTTCATACTTTAACTCCTTGCTATTATGGCCTCAAACAATTCGTGTATTCCATCGGATGTACTTAATATACGCACATCTGTGATTAAAACGGTGTTGTCGTTCACAAACTCCCTGTACAACTGACAAGCCTCTTCCACACTTTTTGCCACCACCAGTCTGTTGTTCACGCTATAAACGTGTGTTAATTTCCAGTTATCCATAGTTCTATTCTTTAATTAGATTCTTTTCTTTAAGTTTCTCATACATTTTCTTAGCACCTTTATAAATACTTGGACTAGTACAGCTGTATTCATAAGATGCACAACTATCGGGGTCTTCTGGCTTGCAGTCTTCACACATTCCTGCAATATCTCTTGCCATTTTGTCTATCATTTTCTCATCCATATTCTTTTAAATTAAATTCTTGAAAGTCGGTCAAGTCTCCGGAGCATATCGTCGAGAAACAAACTTTTTCCGAAATATATCTCCCCTATGGAAAGGTCTTCGAGGTTCGCCCAGAAACCTTCCTTACCGCCTTTGGTTTCATCTATGCCACGCTCTCCTTTCACTTCACCCCTGAAATCCACAAAGGTGAACCTCCCTTTGGCGGGACACCATATAAGCGCCACAGCTCCGAACTTCTTGTATTCCTTGTCTTCGTTACCACGGAAGAAAAAC